ACACGTTCCAATCGTTTTTCGTTACGAAAGTCGCCTACTCTTTGATCTTTTTTACTGGGACAAGGTAAAGTTTCTTCCTCTTTTTTCTTTTGTTTAACGGGTGGTGTTACTTTTGTTTCTTGCCTTTTCGCTTCATTCTGAACAGGATTACTTTCTGTATATATCAACTCATTCATATCAAATCTTATTGGATCGAATGACGGGATCTGACCTTCTGGGCAGGAAGTAAACGTACCATTTTTATCAGAGATCAACAAAGAAGGATTGCGTGTTACTTTTAGATCTCTATGAAATAGATTACAGCCTGGTATCTGACCTTCTAATTTATGTTGTGTAAAGTACGGTGTCGTAGGTATATCAATATTTGGCAGTTCTACTTTAGGTACTTTAATCGTTGGCACTTACTATTTATTAAACGGTATTGAAACACCTGTTGTACTTGGCATCGCTCCATCTAATGCTTTTGGCATAATTCCTGATACTTTACCCATAACCTTTTCCATCATCATCTTTTCAAACTGTGGGCTGGTTATGTAACGATAACCTGCATAAGCTCCACCTAAAGTTGAAATACTAATCACAAACGATACGATGGATAAAATTGAACTAATTTTAGAAAGCATTTTAAAAAATGATAAGAGGTGTATTCGTAGTTATTTATATGTTAATCATAACTACAGTGTGTGTAAGCACACCCCTATTCATATTTAGTTATATTCTCAGAGTTTTATCTTCAAACCCAACTTCGTGCCGTATGCGTTAGTTGAATCTGTAACGATAGAAAATTCTCCGTAAACGTCAACTCTTTCTGAAGCTGCTACTGAACCACCAACTTTACCAGAGAAGTTTGTGCTTGATTCACCACCATCAGGATTAGATAAAAACGCACCACCTTGTAAGTAGTAAGAAGCAGAATCATTGCCACCTTCGTACCCTAGATGAGCGTCCGTTCCAGTTCCGATATAATCTTTGCCAAGAAATGCGGAATTTGATTCAACGTTCAAGTAGAACCCTGCAAACGCTGGTGTTGATAGTGCTGATGCAGCAGCTATTGTTAATACTTTTTTGAGCATTTAATTAAAAAAATTAAAGTTATATACTAATTGATTTCAAATGCTTTTCAAGGCTTTGTTACTACGACTTGATCTAGCTCTACACGCTCCACTGCAATAAATCCTTCTTTGCTCCATCGTATGAAAGTCTGCTCCGCAAACAGGGCAGACTCTAACTAAGATTCCTGTAACTGTTGCTTTTTTTCTGTTTCTTCCTCTGCTCTGTCAGTCAAAATTGCATTGATAGCAATAGCTCTATTCTGACAGTTCTTCTGTACTTCTACTGCTTCGTTATAATTTTCTTGCAATGTTTTTAATTCTTGCTTTAGTTCTTCTGTTGTCTTACGAGCCATAAATTAGTATTTTGTTTTTCCTAGTGTAACAGCAGCATCTTGTTGTGTGAAGTCTTCTGTTGTCCAGATAGATGTCGTGCCATCTTCTTTCTTATAAGCCTTGATAATTTCAAGATGTTCTACATTACGCTTAATTTCATCTTTCTGTTCATCAGTAAGAGATGACAAAGCAGCAAGGTTGTTAATTACAGTTACGCTATCTCCCGCATTAGTAAAAATAGTTGAAATTTCTTCAGTGGTACGTTCAGACATAATTAAACAATAGTAAGAGTATCACCAGAACTTACAGTGACGGTGACGTTTGAATTTATAGTTATTGGACCTGCTGCCATTGCATTAGACCCACTCAAAGTATAATCAGCAGCTACAGTTTTCGCATTTTCATAAAAAGCTGCTCCGTTAGTAACAGCAGAAGCAGATATCTCAAAGCTTATACCAGGCACTCTAAATTTAGTAATATCTGAGTCTCCTAAAGTTATTTCATTTGAAACACTAGATGAACTAGCAGTGGCTTGGTATCCTATGAGTATATTATTACCGCCTGTGGTAATTTTATTTGAACCTGTTCCACCAGCATAATACCCAATCGCTACGTTATTTGATCCAGTAGTGACACCGTGTAAAGAATTTCGCCCAAAAGCACAGTTATGGGCTGCTGTTGTCATATTTTCTAATGCTTTATGGCCTAAGGATTCCGAAGAAAAACTAGAAGCTGAAGATGCCTGAGATCTATACCCAACAGCCGTTGCAAAGCTACCAGTTGTATTTGTTGTTAAGGCTTCTGCTCCAAGAGCAGTCATATTAAATGCTGTAGTAAGATTTGCACCAGCTTTATAACCGAAACAAGCAGCATTATCAGCAGTAGTAATATCAGTTCCAGCATCAAAACCAATTAAAGTGTTATTAGTTGCATCTGTTCCTGAGAAACTATCTCCTGCATTTGTACCACCAACAGTGTTGTTCTGAGCATCAGAAGTTAAACCACTAGCTTCTGCCCATGATGTATTTCCGCTACCATCTGTTTTCAAGAAGTAACCATTTGTACCTTCATTTGGTGGAAGTATAAAATCAGGGTTTCCAGAGAAAGAAGAATGTGCAGGTGCTCGTAAATTTACATAATGTGCATTATTTACTTCACAATAAAATCTAATTGCTGTTGGACTTCCACTACCAGTTTTAAGAGATAATATACCGTCAGTTGATTCTAAATTAGTACCAGGTACTCTTAACTTGGTAATATTAGCGTTACCTAAAGTAATTTCATTATCTACGGTGGCTGAACTAGCAGCAGAGTTATATCCAATCAGAATATTATTTGAACCTGTAGTTAAATCGTTAGTGCCAGAATTACCAGCATTTGCACCCAATATAGTATTGTAATCTCCTTCGGTAATATCTCTCCCTGCTTGGTGTCCAAAAGATGAATTTAATTCTCCAGAAGTATTTGAAAATAATGCAGAAGTTCCTGTAGCTACATTTTTTGTTCCTGTATTATTATTTAGGGCATAAGCTCCTACTGCCACATTTTGTACTGAAGTTGTGACCGAGGTCAATGCAGCATATCCCAAAGCGGTATTGTTATTTCCTGTAGTAAGTGAATCAAGAGCAGTAGCACCTACAGCAGTAGAATAATTTGCTGTTGTGTTTGCTTTTAAAGCGTTATGACCTACCGCAGTGTTGTTCGTACCTGTAGTATTTAAATATAAAGCTAATTCACCAATACCAATATTATTAGAGGCTGTTGTATTACTGCTTAAAGCTAGACTACCAATACCAACACAAGATTCACCTGTTGTATTTGCATCTAAAGCACCTTTTCCTATGGCTATATGATTAGCACCATCAGTATTAAGTTTTAAAGCATTTAAACCAATAGCGACATTATCATAACCAGTTGTGTTGGTTTTTCCAGCATTGGCTCCTAAAAAGGTATTACCATCTCCACTTGTTATTGCCGTTCCAGCATCGTATCCAATAAGAGTATTATTAGTTGCATCAGTACCAGTAAAGCTATCACCTGCATTTGTACCGCCAACAGTGTTGAACTGAGCATCACTATCTAAACCACCAGATATTCCTGTCAAATTTGAACCGTCTATAGCTGGTAATGCTCCAGTTAACTGCCCCGAAGGTAGATTTGTTAAAGACGCACCTGATCCACTGAAAGTGGTTGCTGTACAAGTTCCTGTAATTGTAGCTCCACCCTCTGCTTCAAGTTCGGTTCCATTTATTAATTTAAATGCTGTGCTTGTAAATCTTGCTGTAATCACATTTGAGCCAGCTTTTCTATGTGCAACTTCAATAATTCCATCCTCTGTACCAGAACTGGCATCACTAATTTTTCCTGTAATTTTTGCATAAACTTCTTTGCTGCCGTCATCACTCTCACCAGTAAACTTAAGCTGCCCTAAATAATCTGCATCTGCTGGAGATGAACTATTTCTATAAAGTTCTAATTCTGGAGCGGCAGAACTTCCAGCATCAGTTGAGGTAAGAGTTAGATTTCCTGTTCCTGTTATATCTGATGTAAAGGCTGGTGAGATTTTTGATCCTGCAATAGCTGCACTTGCGTTAATATCAGCATTGACTATGGCTCCATCAGCTATTTTTGCAGACGTTACGGAACTGTCAGGAATACCCCCAATTTCTTTTATTGTGCCACCGTCATTTAAAAAAAATTTTTTTGCTGACTTATCTATTGCAACTTCACCATCAACAATATCACTTGTTGTAGGAGTACTTGTACCTCGTTTTAGCTTGATGACATTTGCCATTGGACATTACCTCCTATGGTTTAAAAAGTTCCACCCTCGACATCAAAGCCAGAGGTAGATCCATCTTCTAAAAATGTAACAAGGTCAGACAGTGCAACTTGTTTCATCGTTCCAGCATCATTCATTACAAGACGATCTGCTGCTGCCAAAGTGGTAGAAGTAGCAGATGTATCACCATCCATGATATTTAACTCAGAAGTCGATACTGTCGCTCCATCGAGAATAGCCACTTCAGTTGAAGTTAAAGCAGCTAAAGCAGCAGAAGCACCAGATTGACAACCAGATAAATTAGCCAAATCTGCATCATACGCTTGAACATTAGTGCCTATAGCAAGTCCTAAAGCAGTTCTTGCTGCACTTGCACTTGTAGCACCCGTTCCACCATCGCCAATCGCAAGTGTTCCTGTTATAGAACTGGCATCAAGCTTTAGAGCAAGCTCAGTTGACTCAATAACAAGTCCACCATTTGACTTAAGATCAACGCTAAACTCATTACCAGACTTATCAAGGCCATCTCCAGCAGTTATATTTCCACCACCACTAAATTGTGTAAAAGCTAAGTTATTAGTACCAACAACAGCAGAACCTTTATCAGTTGTACAGACAAAACCTTGATCTGCTTGTGTACTACCTTCGCTTATAAATACAAAGACAGAAGAAGCATCAGCACCAGTAGCTAAATCAGAAGTTCTTTCCCATGTACTTGCTTTACAAAGATACAGTCCATTCTGACTTGCGGTACTTTGATTTTTTACAAGCACTCTATTATCAGCAACTACAGAAACACCATCAATAGTTTGCGTTCCAGAAAGGGTAATATTTGCAGTAGTACCAACTCTTGCAGCTTCTTTTATATCAAGTCCTTGTGCGACTCCATCTACATATCCCTTTGTCGTAAAGTGAGCATCAGCAGTAGGTGTTACTCCACTTACAGGGTTAGTTGCACTAGCTAACTGGTCAACTCTATTTGTTTGAACTGCGGAATTGAAATTGCTAACCTTCGAGGCAGTTATGGAAGGAATATCTGCGTCAATGAGAGATCGGAAACTTGGAGCAGCAGCCGATCCACTCGTAGGCCCAGCTAAGATTGCATTTGCACTTCTTGTATCTGTCTTATTAAAGAAAGCTCCAGCACCACCAACAGTAATTATGGAACTTGCAGAAGGTGGAGTCGATCCATTATCACCAAAACCATAATAAAGTTTCAGATCATTTTCGTTAAAGGCTAATTCTGATGGAGATAAACTCGAAGGAGCACCAGCAGATCCACTAGCTGCTCTTTTCTTAATTCTTATTGTGTTAGACATTGCCTAAAAATTACCTCCATTAACAAGTGTTAGTTTAGTTGTGGTTGCATCTGCCTTAAACTTAGCAGAACTAGAGTCATAGTAAATAACAGACCCATCAACTTTATCAGTCGAGTCGAATGTAAAGTCAGCACTAGCTCCCTGGGGACCTTGCGTGGAAACAGTGACAACTCTAGTTTCACCGTTGACAGTAACGGTATTCTTAGTGGTTGTAATGTTGATTTGGCTCATGTTGTTGTATAACCCTCACTCATAAATATTTTACCCTCTAAATAATATTCTTTGAGTCCTGATCCATTAACTACTAACACATCGTAAGCTAATAAGTTTGGAGTAAATGTTGTTGTCTGCGCTGAACTCAATGTAATACTAAATTCACCATTAGTTCTATTTGTATATGCTACTGTCCAATCAGCAAACTTTTCTGATCTGTTATCGTTCCAAACCTGTGCAGCAACAGTAAAACCTGTAAGGTTTATAGCTGTTCCATTATTATCAGTCAGTCTGATATTTTCTACATGATCCGATCTTCTTTGGATCGTTATGTTATATGTTCCAGGTGCTATTGCCATCAGACTGTCACCTCCATTGCTGTTATGAAAGAAGCTCCTCTTGGACGAAAACTAGCATTATCATCTGATTGAACTCTATTCATATACATAGTTAGAGAAGAACCACTGAAATAGATTATTCTAATTCCATAAGTTTGTTCACTTGTACTGCTAGGTGAATGTAAATAGTTAAAACTAAGAACTTGTGACATCCCACCAGATGATTCAGACAGTCCAACAACAGCAGCCCTACCTCTATTTCCGTCAGCATCACCTTGAGCATCAGTTATTAAAGAACTACCATTAAATAAATTAAGACCCATAGTATCTTGATCACTCATGGAAAGAACTACTTGAGCAGATATTAGAATTTTATTTGAATTAGATGAAGGTGTAATGCTTACATTTAATCCTGTATCTCCACTATTTGTATTACCACTTATACTTGTTGAAAAAACATCTTTTTTAACTGTCTGCTTTACTTGAATAATTCCACCATTAGAACCACTTGGCAGACCACCGACAGGAACGATTGAATTGACTTTAAGTTGGCTCATGCTGCTACCTCAAATGCTGTAATAGTGGAAATACCGCAATAATTCTGCACACGAGCGTGTCCATACTGTCCTTTATTTAAAGTAAAAATATAACCTTCGTTACTAACATAAACATTATATGTCTGTTGAGAAGTTGAAGATGGAGAGTCTTGTGCAAAAATTGGAACAGTAAATAAAACGTTTGTGCTGTCGTTCCTTGTTGATGACATTGTGGGGGTTCTACTATTTAGTGCACCTGTATATTCATACCCAGTCAAACGAGTAGACCCGTTTCTTATTTCAAAGCCTGTATGTACATTATCACCGCTATTACTTCCAACGATTACCGCGTGAATCAGAATTTTATTTGAAGTGCTTGACGGGGTAATATTCACATTCAAACCAGTTATAATATTATAATTTCCTTGACTAATAGAAGTACTAAAATCACCAGTTTTGACTGTCTGTTTCATTTGCAGGACTTTACCAACACCTGTAATATCTGCATTACCAGAGACATTAGTAAGAGCATTAACTTTTAATGTACTCATGGCTTGGGATATTTAGCTTTTACAGCAGCAACGTGATCTTTCCATGTTGTTGTTCCATTAACAGCATCTTTGTACTGCATATCTAACTGATCGCCTATAGAAGCGTAAATAGTATCTGTTGTGCCAGCCTCACCTGTTCTTTGAGATTGATAAAGAATCGCAGCAGCTTCATTATCTAAAGCAGTTCTTGCGGACGTAACAAGATTGTTATCAAGTGAGATTGCATTACCGCTTGCATCAAACGCTCCAGTGCTATCATCAATCGTTACGGCATTTGGATAGGCTTTTCTTATGGCTTGGTGATCTAATCCCATAGTTAGTTTTTAATTAGATTATACATAGAAGTAATCAAGCTGACACCTCCATTGCTGTAATAATTGTTGGGAATCTTCCTGATTCTGGATTATCTAAATCAGTTTCATTTCTACCTAAATAAAAAGTACCAGCAGCACCTTTTGATCTTTTAAATTGAATACTATAAGTTGTTGCGGAAGTAGTAGCTGGCGAATCTAAAAATTGAAAAGATGTTTGGATATACGATAAACTGCCATGACCATAAGAATCAATAACTGTTGACGTTGGTATTCGACTACCAGCACTATCTCCAACACCTACTCCTGTTCCTCCTCTAGCTAATCTGAAATAATAGGAGTAATTAGCATTACCACTAGAACCAACTAATGTAAAACTAATTAATATTTTACTTGACGAAGATGTTGGAGTAATAGTTACTGTTGGCCCAAAATCTACAAAACTACTTGAAGACGTTGATGCAGTATCAGTTTTTACTGTCTGTTTTATTTGAACTATTCCACCACCACCGCCTGTCGGTACTCCTGCTACTGGTATTATGCTGTTGACTTTTAGTTGGCTCATAAGTTTATTATATAGAATTTACTAAATTTTTATTACGTACATCATAGCTATGTTTCGTGGTCTTGTTTCTCCTCCACCATCATTTGATGTTGTTGTTGAAACTGATATTCCTGTAGTAGCTGAACTCATTGTAAAAACATCAGCAGGATAGATACCAGATCCACCAAAACCAACACTCGTTGAACCACCACCAGGAAAATACTTTTTATTATCAAAAGTTGTTGCGTGAACGTGACCTGAGTCAGTAACACTTGAACTCGCAGGGTGATTATGCTGTTTGTTTTGATCTGATTGAGAACTAGCAATACTTCTACCACTATCAGTACCTTTACCATTATCAAAACCTCTTACAAATTCACCTCTTAGATCAGGTAAATTAAATGTTGAACTTCCATTACCTACTCCATACTGCGTACCAACTACAGCAAATAAAACTGCATAAGTAGTTCTGCTAACTGCTGCTCCATTGCACTCAAGATATCCAGAAGGAACAGTAGCTACTGCCATGCAAAAAACTGCACCAGTTGGTACACCTGCCACAGTAGTAAACGATAACGCTCCAGATCCATTTGTCTGAAGCATTTGACCATTAGTTCCATCTGCTCCAGGTAGTGTGAAAGTAACATTACTACTTACAGAAGAAGGAGATTTTAAAGCTACAAAAGGAGCACCACTAGAATCTTGAAACCTTATTGGTAATCCATTACTCATATCTAATCCAGAATCACTAATTTCTACTCGCTCTACACCAGCAGTTGCAAAACCCATAGTATTTGCTCCTGATCTAAATATTCCTGTATCTGTATCATTATCGAATGAAAACGCAGGAGAACTAGCAGCCGATCCATCATCACCTAAAAGTTGGCCTGTCATAGTACCGCCTGATCTAGGCAGTAAACCTAAATTTGCTTCATCAACAGAACCAACAGTTGTAAATCCATTATTAGATGCGTTTCTTAGTTTTAAATTATTACTATCTGCTGTATCGACATAAGGCATAAAAGCCGATGTGTTACTAGGATCACTACCACCACTATTTAAAGTTTTTATTGCATCAAATACCGCATTTAAATCACTTCTAACAGAAGCTCCAGACGCATTAGCTATATTGTAATCCGAGACTTGAGACATAAATTACTAATTACACTCCTTTACCATATCCTACAGCCGAAAAAGTAAAAGATCTATCTACAAAACTTGTACCATTCTTAATTGTTACTGTAAATCCCGTACCAGAAACATTTGTAATAGTAAAAAAGTCACCTGATTGGGCATTTTGGATCGTAATTCCAACAGTAGGAAGAAAAGCGTTTGCTCCTCCTAAAGAAGAAGTTCCCACAAAGAATGGTGTTCCAAATGTTACTGTCTTACCAGAAGATGATGTACCTGACTGTTGTGGTGCAGTAGAGGTACTGCCTCCTGTTTGATAATTTTGTTCTGTTCTTGATTGAAACTCTGCTGTATAACCTGCCTGTTGTACATTCATGTTTTGGGAAACATTTGTGGTTTCTAAAACAAGTTTAAACTTAAATCTATGACCTTTAAATGTACCATTTGCAAAATTATTAAATGAACTAAAACTGCCTGATGATGCCTGCGATGTTGCTACTTGTATCTGACAGTTAGCCTCATTTGCTGCTGGACCGTCAAAATTACCATCAATTGCATAATTATCCCATAAAGAACCACTAGGAATAATTGTCTCAATATCTGTTCCTATATTAAAACCAACAGAACGTATTACTCTTTTTAGATCAAGAGAAAATACACCCCCCAAATCTAAGATATCTTTAAATGCATACTCTCCTGTTGCATTTGTAGCTGGATTTGTAAGTTGTAAAGCACTAGTTGTGTTGTTAAATGTTGTATTAGTATCTACTCCTTGAAATGGAGGACTATCTAAATCTTCTCTGTCCTGTAATATCACCTGAGTATCTATGAGATCAGGTAAGTCTTGAATTACTGAAGTCTCTCCCACACTAAAGTTTCCCTGGTCATCTTGAAATTTAAGAATATACTCACCTTCCAAAGAAGGAACAACGACATCTGTGGTATTTCCAGCTAACGCAGTGACAAGATCAACTGAATTTTGAAACGTACCACTTCCATCTGTTAAATTACTGTGTCTCACATAAACTCGTCCTCCGTGAAGGACATCAGGATCAACAGATTTTGACCATCTTAACCTTACTAACTTATTAGTTATCGGTTCCATAGATAGGTTTTGAATATTACTAGGTGGATCTGTTTTACCTACAGCATTGAAAGTTAAGTTAGTTGATGTGGCCGATAACTTAAGAGCAGCATTATAGGAAAAAACTTGAAACTCATAGGTTCCTGCTTCAGTGTTCAATATTTCAAAATCAGGTCTAAATACAATTTCACTCACCCAATTTGTATTGTTAAATCTATATTGAACAAGATATTGACTAACACCTGTAACAGAAACCCAAGATAAAATTAATTTAGTAACCGCTAGATTATTTATCGTTACAATTCTTTCTGATGCCTGTAAGTTTGCTGGTGGATCTTTTGGCTCGTTAAGTAACGAAATATTTCTTGAGGGTAAACTTATACCTTGTTCAATATTGTTGTATTTAGCATCAAGATAAGTAAGGGCTGTTATTGCAAAGTTAATTCCATCTTGTTCTTCAACAGTAATAACTCTAAAAGTTTGTGCTTCTAAAGTTGAACTTTGAACGAGCCAGATGCTATTTACATTTGGTGTTGCAGACAAGGCAGAATCTAAAGTTATAACACCACTAACGACACTAAGGATATTTTTTGTTTCTACTGATCCATCGGGTAATATCACGCTACATTTTTTATTCGTACCTGTAAAAGTATCAAGATCCTTTACGTTATCTACTGTTATAGCAGTGGTTGTAGCAGATTTTATACGACCACTTCTACGTTCTCCTCCTCTCACTGGATCGTTGACAGAGATAACAGATCCAGGCCTAACAATCGCTCCAGCATCTATTGATGTTGTAAAACTTACTACCTCAGTCTCCTGTTGCTCACTGAATAGTATTGCCTTACCTAATCTTTGAGCTTGCCCACGAGAAGTACAAGCAAATGCTTTTACATCTTTCTTAATTATTCCTAATTTATTTTGAGCAGTCGTGTCTTCTACAACTTCATAATCTATCTCTCTGCTATCCATATTGAAATAGCTGACATTTATTACCGTGTGTCTCTGTTTTAAACTGCTACCTGAGTAACTGAACCCACCTTCACCTACATTCGCCAAACTGAACAGATAACTGGGATCAGTGGGTCTATCCTGTGAAATAGTGACAGAACCTTCAGACCAAATAGGGAAACATCTCATAACTCCTGCTAGTTCATTTATCAAAGTAAACGCTTCTGTTGATCCCTGTATATTTACATTGCAACTGAATCTAGCTTCCTGTCCTCCAAAGCCATCATCTACTAACTCATTAGCATACTTACTGGCAGCAATAAAACTGAATAAGTCTAAGTTGCTGTCTGTGATATGCGTTCCAAATCCGTACCTTTCAGTAGTGAGAAGATCAAGCAATATTAAGGCAGGACAAGAACACCATTGAGCAGCACCCATTGTTCCATTAAAAATGTAACCACTGGGATAAATAATTCTTCCTGTCTGTAAATCAACAGTGGGAGTACCAGAACTAGAAGCACCTGCACCTGGGATTCTTACCTTTACACCACGAATACGAAAAGCTCTCTTTGGTATAGAACTAAACTGTTCAGAATCTATCCTTAGGTTTGTATAGGCACTATTGGGATAAGTTTGCTTATCATCAACTATCTCACTAATACTTGTCCATGTAAAAGCATCAACAAGTTGGGTCGAACTACTATCTGCGGTAACTCTTACAACTCTAATATCAACAGGAAAAGAACCTGTAAACGAAATACGATATTCTTTTTGGTACGCATCAGCAGTTCTACCTGTAATTGTGTCATTAATTATGTCTGTGAAACCACCACCATTGTATTGAACTTGTATCTTGAGATTGACAGAAGAACCTAATAAATCACCTTCATCTGTAGCTTTTTGTAATTGTGGAAATGTAATCGTAACTTTTGCAGCATCAACAGCAGTGTTTGTTATCTGACGAGTGACAGGAGAGGAATTTGTAACTGTAACTCCAACACTTGATGTAGATTGGCTACCTTCTATACCTGGAACGTGGGTTTGGTTTGACGTTCCAAAACGAGGTGTAAAGCCTACACTTTGAAAATTAAAATCTGCTGTTTGTGGATTTGTATTGCTGGCACTTGCATTGAGAATGGGAGTATCGTTTAAAAATATATCTTTTAATGCAGCATTATTATAAGCTGTAGATCCTTTAGAAAGTCCTGCTTTCGATGGAGTAGCAAAACCTTCTATTTCTCCTTCTGAGATGAGATCCTGTATTGATGCAAACTGTCTGCTGTTTAATGTATCTGGTGCTCTATATGGAGGAGGTGGAGTTGGGGGAGGACCACCTGCTCCTCTAATAATTTTATCCGTCATGCTGATACCTGATTCGTGTCGATTCCTGCTGAGATTACCACCGATCCGCACACGATTTCTCCATAACAAATTGGATGGCTAGTTCCAGCTCGGCTAGTATTTTGCACCCCAGAAAAGCTAAATGATATTCTAGGATCTTGTTCATTAACAACATCTTTAGGTTTCTGATACAACAAATCACTTACACCCAATAAAACAAGACCTACTCCTAAATTTGCGACTTGAGCAGCTAATCCACTACCAAAAAATCCAAATCCCTGTGTAGCGTTTAATGCAAAACCTGTGCCTCCCGAAAATACTCCAACACCTATCAACACTGCTCCTAATAAAAATCTACCTGTATTACCTCCAGCACCCGTAATAACAGGAACAATACTAATGTCAGATTGTCCTATAGGATTATGTATATCTTCTTCACCTATCTCGTAGTCATCAACTAATACCTGATAATAACGATCTGCCATGTGTGCTTCCAACCCTGGAAAGTTACTAATTAAAAACCTCATGGCATCAGCAGTAGAAGTAATTACTGCATCAAGTTCTTTATGTCCGACAAACTCTGCAAGTTCTCCGTAAAGTCTAACTGTTCTGAGCATAGCGATACCTCTTACCAGTACATTTTAACAACCACTCAGAATATGGTTCTCTACAAGATAGTCTATCTG